TACAGGAGCTACAATGGTAGAGATGAGAGGGAATGGTCAGTACTGTGCCTGCTATCCATCTACAGGATATACTCATATTGGTGGTGAGGAGTACTTAAAGATGAGGTATTTTGATGATGATATTAATAATGTCTTTGATTTAATCACATCCTACAATCAGCATCATACTATTAGCCTACCTCACAAAGATACATCTGATAGAAAATGGGCAGAGACTTGGAAAGATACTACTCCTGATGGTAAATATAACCTTGAGAATGGAGATGAAGCTAAGGAGCTGCTTAAGGGGATAGGTTGGCAGTTTTGCAATAAGAGAAAGGATGGCTCAGAGTATTGGACTAGACCTAACAAAGATATAAAAGATGGATTCTCTGCTACTTTTGGCTTTCAAAATAATATGTTCTATATATTTAGTGAGGATGGAGGAGCTATAAAGCCATTTGAATCTAAGCAAAGCTATTCACCATTTAATATCTATACTTTAGTAAAGCATAATGGAGATTGGAATGCTGCTAAGGAGGCATTAAAAAAGAAATTCAAAATGGTAGATGATGACTTTTGGTCCACTACTCAGAATGGAGCTTACAATCTTAACAATTTTAAGTTTAAAACTTTTTTAGATAACAATGATTTCTTTAAGCATTCCCCTGAGAAAAATGGCACATTTCAGATGATTAAGAAAGAGGGTATATTTTTAAATGAGGTATTTGAGAAAGATATTAAAGACTTTGTACTAGATTACATTACAGATAATGATAAGCCTGAGGGAGTTTATAACCTGATGAGTGGCAATCTTAAGTTCTTTAAGAGAGAATTTCTAGGGATATTGACTAGTAAGAATGTAAGTCTATTGAAAGATGATAAAGATAGTGCATATCTATTCTATACTAATTGCATAGTAAAAGTAACTAAGGATAAAAAAGAAATCCTATCCTATGCTGATATGGACCTAAGTATATGGAGAGACCAGGTGATCAATAGAGACTTTAAAAAAATAGATCACCACAAGTCAGAATTTAGAACTTTTATATGGAATATAGCAGGTAAAGATAAAAATAAATACAAAGCATTTCAGACAGTAATCGGATACTTACTGCACAGTTATAAAGATAGGAGTAACAACAAAGCTATCATATTCAATGATGAGGCTATCTCTGATGTGCCTAATGGTAGAAGTGGTAAAGGCTTATTTTGGAATGCAATGGGGCATCTTAAGAAAGTGCAGAGCTTAGATGGTAAGACTTTTGACTTTCAAAATAAATTCCCTTATCAAAATGTATCTACTGATTGTCAGATATTAGTATTTGATGATGTTAAAAAGAAATTCAACTTTGAGAATTTATTTAGTGTTATTACTGAGGGTATTACTATTGAATACAAAGGCAAAGATTCTATTAAACTAGATGTAACATCATCCCCTAAGATTATTATAACTACTAACTATACTATCTCAGGTAATAGTGCATCTTTTAATGCTAGAAAGTATGAGGTGGAGATGGCTAATACATTCAATGATAAATTTACTCCTGTAGATCTATTTGGTCATGAGCTGTTTAATGATTGGGATGAGGACCAATGGGCTAGCTTTGATAATTACTGCCAGGAATGTATACAAATATATCTTAATAAAGGATTAATTGAGATGCCTACTGTCAATCTAAACTTTAGAAAGATACTAGATGATATTAGTAGTGAAATGTATTATTTCTTTGAGGATCTAAAAGAGGATACATATTACTCAGTGAAAGAGCAGCTGTACGATTCATTCTGCAATGCCTATCCTGATAAGAAAAACTACACAACACAGAACAGTATAACAATTAACTTTAAAAAGTACTGCGAATACAAAGGATATATCTGCTCTACCAATAGGAATGGAGGCAGTACTAGATTGTCATTTGTACAGGAGGTAAAAGAGCTAGATATATGGGATGAATTAACAATTAAAGCTATGAATACATGACAAAAGAAGAAAGAAAAGCAATGTGCAGTACTATTTTAAATTCATATAATAAAGGAGATAAACTTGATGAATTAGATTCTGCTATAATGCTACATGAATTTAAAAATCATATTGCTTGGGAAGAAAAAAAAGGTACTGGAGTTAAATATATTTATGTAGGTAATGGTAAATATAATGGTAAATGTTTTTATATTAAAAGAACAGATAATACATCCATTGATATATCTTATCCTAAATGCATCTCTAATCCTAATAAATATTCTGCTATAAAACAAGCAGGTAGAAATACAATAACTAATTTAATATATAATTTTAAAGCTGAGAATGTAATTTTTAATGAAACTCTTTGCTCAGTAACAGGAGAAATATTGACTAAAGAAAATACATCCATTGATCATTATGATATGACCTTTGATGATATGATAATGATTTGGATTGAAAAAAAAGGAGTAGATGTTATTTTTAATGAGCTAGATCATTCAGGACTTGGTGTATTTTTTAAATCTGATACTATTAAAAATGATTTCTTAGACTTTCATAATACTAATTGTAAGTTAAGAGCTGTTACAATGAATGCTAATTTAACTATTTGTAAACAATGAGAAATTGGAGAAGTCCTGCAGACTACAAATTTTTTGAATTAACAAAAGACTTTACTTTTGAAGATTGGAGGATTATGAGAACAAGTGACTATTGGAATGAAATAGATAACACACCTATTGAATTTAAAGTTATTAATAAAATAAAGTATGTAATTAATTATTTACAAAATGAACAAAGAAAACAAACAGCTACTAAAAGCCCTAGAGATTAATTACCTTACACTTAAGCACCCCACTATGCCATACATTACAGCATCTGATTGGAATGATAACTCTGCTAATGCTCTTACTAAATGTATCATTCACTTTCTAACCTACTCAGGCTTTCAAGCTGAAAGAATTAATACAATGGGAGTATACAGGGAGGGTAAGAAGATCCAGGTAGGTGAGAATACTAGACAACTGAAAGGTAAATATACTCCTAGCACAGGTACAAAAGGCTCAGCTGATATATCTGCCACCATTAGAGGTAGGTCAGTTAAGATTGAGGTAAAGTATGGTAAGGATAAGCAGTCTGAAGTGCAGAAAAGGTATCAGGAAAGCATAGAGCAGGCAGGGGGTACATACTTTATTGCTAGAAATTTTGATGAATTTATAATATTTTATAATAATTTTCTTGCAGATATAAAATAATTGATTATCTTTACTGAAATTTAAAACTTATACACATGGAAACAAAAACAAAAGCTGTAGTATCAGCACCTGTACTAACTCTGCACCAAAAGCTCCACAAAGCTAAGCAGTCAATCGGCAAAGTAGCTAAGAATGCTACTAATCCACATTTTAAAAAGTCATACTCTGACATCAATGCCATCACTGAGGCAGTAGAGCCTATTCTATTAGAGAATGGTCTACTATTATTACAGCCTATTCAAGGCAATTCAGTATGTACTCAGATTATCTGTATAGATTCTAATGAGTCTATTGAGTCATGTATGGAATTACCTGCTGGACTTAATCCTCAGCAAGTCGGATCTGCAGTGACTTATTTTAGGAGGTACTGCTTGTCTAGTCTTTTATGTTTACAGTCTTTAGATGATGATGCAAATCTAGCTAGTGTAGCTCCTAAAGCTGCAAAGCCTGCAATCACTAAAGAAAGATTTGATGAGGCACTTGTAGCTATCCAGGAGGGTAGATTTACTATACCTAAACTCAAAGCAGCATTTGAGCTAACTGATTTACAAACTAAAGCAATTATGTTACTATGAAATGGCACCCATCATCACTAGGAAAACTAATGACTACAGCTCGGAGTAAATCTGATCTGCTTTCTGAGACTACAAAGAGCTACATTAGATCAGTAGCTAAGCAGGATTTCTATGGCTATGACTTAGAGCTAAATAATAAGTACATCCTTAAAGGTATTAATCAGGAGGATGACTCAATCAATCTACTTAACTCAGTAAACTTTACACAGTACACTAAAAACACTGAGAGACTGACTAATGAATGGCTAACAGGAGAGGCTGATATAGTTACTGAGAATACAATCATAGATGTAAAGACATCCTGGTCCTTAGAGACTTTCCCTGCTACTCCTGAAGAGGGTATCAATAAGGATTATGAGTGGCAGCTTAGAGCTTACCTTATGCTTTATGATAAGCCATTAGCTCATCTTTGCTATTGCATGGTATCTACTCAAGCTGATCTACTCAATCAATATGAGAATCTATCTCTACATAGAGTAGATCATATACCTGCTGAGAAGAGAATAACTACTATTACCTATGAGAGAGACCTGGAGCTTGAGGAGGAGATTAAGACTAGACTGCACTATTGCACTGAGTACTATGTGAAGTATATTAATCAATTAAATAATAAATAGG